CCGTGTCGTTGATGACCGCTGCGGTGTCAGCGTCCTTAAAGCCCTTTTCGAGCACCAGACGCCGATACTTGCACAGCCGCTCGGCGGTGCTCTGCATCGGCAGGCGAGCGTCAAAGGTCGGGATTTTGGTGCCCGGCGCGATAATCTCGGCGTTGGCGACCAGATCGGACCAAAGCTCTTCTTGGTCCATGCTGTCGCGGGTGCGGGTGAAGCGTCGCCGCGCGCGGCGCGCATCGGTGGTGTTGCCCTTGCTGCCCTGCGGCAAGTCTTCGAGGCCCGGCAGATCGGTCTCGCCCACCATATCTTCCCCCAACCGCTCGGGGACCGGCACATCCGCGCCCTCGTCCCCGGTGCGCATGCGCATCGCGTCGCGCCGCCGCATGCGGAAGCGCCGGGCGTCCTGCGTATCGGGGTCTTCGAGTTCCACGTCCTCTTCGTCGCCGTTGCCGTCCATCAGCGCCTGCACTTGCTCTTCGAGCGCGGCGATCCGCGCGGCTAGCTGCGCCACATCGGGAGCGCCGCCGCCGGTCGGATCGGGCGCAGGAGGCGTGCCATTGCCGTTGGCCGGTGATTGATCCATACCGCCGCCTCCTCCCATCTCCGGTTCGCCTTTGCCGTTCATGTGCAAATGGATGTGCGTGTCGTTGTCGCCCCCGCCGGGAGCGCCTTCACCGTTATCCATCCCGGTCATGGGATCGATGTAATCCCGCGTGACACGCATCGCGTCCTCAGTCGAGGACGCATCGCGGACACGCCGCACCATGCGGTCAATCCAACTAGCCATAGCGGCTCTCCTCAGAAATGTAGGTGAATACGACGACCGATGCGTTTTGCTTGCGGCAAGCGCAGACGCTTACCAAGCTCCTCGACTAAGGACCAATCCTGCGATTGCACGGCGTGGTCGATCTGCATCGACGGCCGGCCGGCAATGCGGCGCTCTTGTTCTTCGTACAGGTACTGGACGATATTGCTGGGCGCGTTGCGCGCGATGTCGGCTAGATCGGGATCGAGGAATTCGATATCGCCGTCTTCGTCCTCGGTCTCATTGCTACCGCCGCCCCCGGTTTCGGAGAACGGGGCGTGCGGCTTAATAACTGTATCGGCGGGCTTCTCGTCGCCGCTGGCGTCCCTGGAACGCCCGCATTCGTCGCAGCTACAAGCCGCATCATGCGTTGGAAAAAACGCTTTATCACCAATTCGACATATAGGTCCACACCTACCATCTTGGACTAAAGCCAGATGATTGCAGAAGATATTGCGCTGCATCCCGCGCCCGGTCCCGGTCTCCTCGTAATCCGCCTTGTAACCGACTGACACTTCTCGGATTTCTTTGTTGCGGATGACCTTTATGGCGGCCGGGTCGTAGATCACCAGATCACCCAGCAAGAGATTATCGAGCGCGTTCAATCCCCGGCGCGGATTGACCACCGTCCCCACCAAAAGCGCCTTCCAGTTCTCCGGCGTCACATCGTCCTCGGGATGATCGAGGGTGACCGCCTTGCCGTTCAATGAATTCAGCGTCTCGGGGCGAAACACCTCCTCGGGCACGCGGTCGATGATGATCCGCCCGGCGGCGTCGCCTGTGATCGGGATTTCTTGCTCGGAATAAACCTGGGGGCCGGTGCGCGCGAGCGGCACATTGCGGATGATGAGAAAGCCCTCGGGCGTCAGCGACTGCATCGGCCCCAGGCGCTCGACCGTATAGAAGTCGGTATCGCGGAACGGTAGGCCAAACCGCACCGCCGCATCGCGGAAACGGATAGAGCTTGTAGGCTGGTGCAGGGTGATCATCGTCGCTCCATGTCACCGAAACCAATAGCGCACAGGCCCAGGCGGGCTAGGTAAACGCCGCCGCCGTCTTGGCGGAAGTGGCGCTTTCTTGTGCGTCACATCAAGATTGTAGGGGAAGCCCAGACGAAGAATAACATAACGTACAGTTTCATAGCCGGCGCGCAGGCTTTTATACTGGCGGTTTAGATCGCGGACAATTTCTGGCACCGTCAGCCCGCGCTCTGCGGCCTGTTTTATTTCCTCAACATGTGGCGCTAGATATCCCCGATACCTCGGCATCGTCGCCGCTCGCCGTCAGAAACATCACCTGACCGTCGTCAAAGATCACCTTGATCAGTTCGGCATCGTCCTCGTCGGCCGGCTCCATATCGCGCGTCAGATAGGCGACAAAGGCCTCGCGACCGTCGATGGTCTCGCGCTTGATCACGCTTCCCTCGTCTTGGCGTAGGCCGTGTTGATCATGTCGTAGAGCGTTTCGTAGGTGCTGGTGAATTTGATATCTGCGCCTTCCTTCTTGGCCGCCATCTCGGCCAGCGTTTCCATGACTGCGACCGAGCGGGCGCGGTCCATATCGGCCTTCTCCGGATTGATCCGGTTCTGCACCGTCCTAAATTCGCCCCACCAGTCCCGGCTGTAGGCCGTCAGCCCGTCATCCTCTTCGAGCCGGAAGCCATTCTCCTTGATGTAGCGCGTGATCGCCGGATCGTTGCGCTCGGCTGCGAACTGCTTCTGATGAAAGATTTCGTGCGCCAGATACTTGTTGTAGCCATCAAGCGAGACCGTGCTGTTCATCACGATCCGGCCGCTATCCGGCTCGGCCCAGCCGGCGACATTAAACGTGCGGCCGTTGACGGTCCCGGTAAAGCCGCCGCCCGCTGGGTCCAGCACCTCGAATTTGTCCGCCGGGTAATTGTACTTCTTTGCCATCTGATCGATGAGGTGGAATTGCTCGGGATAGTCCTGGCGCTGCTTCGCCTTGCGTTGCCCCGATTTCTCCTCCTGCCGGCGCTCCCATGTCTTTTCGTAGTCGCGCTTTTCGCGCTCGCCCTTGCCAAAGGGAATTTTGGCGTTCTTGAGCGCCAATTCCCAGTTGCTGCCGTAGCCATTTTGCTTGGTGTGATCGGCCACGTGCTCGTAGTGCCAGCGCACCGCATCCTCGTCCGGTCCCAGCCTGACGGCGATCTTGTCGCCGCTCGGGTGCTCGTAGCGGTAATAGTCGCCCTCCTCGTAATCCCCCGAATAGTTGGTCTCGACCGCGTCGTCCTTGCCCACGTAGCGAAAGCCGTAGTCGCCCAGCGCCCGGTGTATCTTGGGCGGCAGGCCCGGCGGCGGGCGGCCAACCGGCTCGGTCGTGGCCGCCTCGCTTGGCCGAGTTTCCGCAGGGGGAGACGTAGTCTTCCCTTCTCCGCCGCCGCCCGTGGTCGAGAACCGGCCGCCCTCGTCGCGCTTGTGCTCATCCTCTTTCCACTCGGCATCCTGGGTGCGGCCCGGCACGCCAAAGGCGCGTAGCTCGTCCCAGAATTCTTTGGCCTTTTTGAGCGCCATCTCACGCTTCTCGGGCGGCCCGGCAGCCACTTCGCCCAGATGCTGAGCGGCAAAGGCTTCGGCCGCAGCCTCGTTGCTGGCCTCCTGGGCGTAAGCCGAGACCGGCCAGCCTTCTGCACTGTCCTGCCACTGGTGAAAGCGGTCGGCCGCATCCTCGATGGCCCGCCAGCGCTCGTCGTATTCCCTGACCGCCTTGCTGCGCCTTGTGCCCTCGGGCGACTGGCCCTGGATTTGCCGCATCGCCACGTGGCCGATTTCATGGAGGATCACCGCTCTGGCGGTCGCCTGCGGATCGTCGGCATGCGCCCCCACCAGCGCGCCGTCCCACTCTTTGGCGTATTTCGCCAGCTTCTCCGGCGTGAAAAAGGCCGAGTTCAAATTGACGTGCGTTCGGCCGCCCGCCGTGCCCAGCGCGTAGTCGCCGCCCAGATCGTTCATCTCGATGCGGATCGGGTGCAGCCCGTACTGCTTGACGATGTCGTCCGCCAGCGCCTGCCGGTGCTCATGATTGCCGATGTAGTCGCGCGACGAAGTTTCTTCACTTCGCCGTTCGCTGCCGTTTGGTGAACTGCCGGCCGTAAATTTGCCGCCCTCGTCGCGCTTGTGCTCGTCCTCTTTCCAGTCCGCGTCACGCAGCCGGAGCGTCTGTCCGCCGATGTGGAAGAAGAGCTTCATCGCAGGATCGGGTTCTTTTTCGGCCGTTTGAAATAGACATTACCCAGCGCATCGACGCTGACCATTTCCCAGCCTTGCTCACCCAGCGCGTTGAGCTTGTCGCGCCACTCCTTGGTCAGCACCGCCCAGGCATTGGCCGGCTTCTCGATCATGTATTCCCACATCGGGCGGCTCCTCTGACGGGGCGCTCGGCGCTTTTTGGCGGGGATTGACCATAGGGCACTGCGGCTCATGGTAGTCACCAAAGCCGGTAAAGCAGTAGCAGCACGCACCCGACACGTCGTCGGCTAGCTCGTCGTCGTCACTCATTCGATAATCTCCGGCAGGATCGGCTCCGCGAAGCAACGACAATTTGGAAACTCCCCTGGATGATGCCGCTCGCCGTTCTCTTCGGCCTCGGGCGGCTCGGCCCAGGCCTGCACCGTGCCGTTCAAAATCTTGTGCAGCCGGCGCACGTCCTTGTCGCGCACACTGTGCCAGATGTAGTGCGTGCTCCCGATAAACGTGGCGCGCGCCTGGGTCACCGCGCTGGCGGTCTTGGCGGTCTCGGTACGGGCGATCAGCGTCGCCCGGTTGTAGGTCACATCGGGGCGCTGGGCGATAAAGTCGCGCAATTCGTCGTAGCGCACACCGCCGGCCCAGTATTCCCGGCTCTTTGCCTGCACCTCGCGCCCGGCCTGCACGGGGATCGACGTGATCAAAGTTACTTGGTCCTCGATGATCCGCCGGATGTCTTCAGCCAGCGCCCCCGGTCCCAGAAGATCGCGGCGCATCTGGACGCCGATATCCTTCGCGTGGCGCATCCAGGCGGTCTCGTCGCGCCGCGTCACCTCAGCGATCATCCTGGCCGCCGCCGCGTAGGCCCACGGGCGCAGGACCGATGCGTACTGGTCGAGGAGCGACTGAAGCTCGGCTAACGCCGCCGGGTCGCCCGGCGGATGTGCTTGAATAATCTCCCCAACCAGCCGCGCCACCCGCCGCAGTTGGGCTTGATATACGGCTTGCGCATTACGCACACGCTCGAAGTGCTGTTGCTCACGCTGGCGCTGCCTTCTGGTCTGATAAACGTCGGTGGTCCGGAGACTTTCCGCCATTGTCGCTGCGAACGCCGCCGGATCGCGCATCATTCCTCGTCATCCTCCAACGGGTCAAAGCCCAGAAGCTCGATCACGTCTGCGGGCGTCTCATCGAGTTCCTCGTCATCGTCGTCGTCGTGGTCGTCGGGCGCGGGCGGCAGGCGCTCGTCCTCCTTCAC